TGATGTAGAGCATCTGCTGGCTGCGCTTGTAGAAGACGGTGAGGGTGCCCGCGCCGAGGAGCGCGGAGGCCTTCTTGATGGTCAGGCCGGTGATGTTGACGCCGGAGACGGGCTTGAGCTCGGGCAGGACGCCGCCCACGAGCATCCCGAAGGTCTCCTGCGCCGAGCGCCAGTTGCCGCCCAATACGAGCCGGAACGTGTCGCCCGCAGCCGGGACGGCGGGGAGTTCCTTCGAGAGTAGAAGCGTATCGGTCGCGGCGTCGAAGTCCTTCACGTGGAAGAATTGCCCCTGAAGCGCCACGGTCGGCGTGTTGCCGTCGAACCATCCGATGGCCCCGTTCCAGTAGTCGTCGGCCTGGGTGAGTGCGGCGTCAACGATGGTCGTGAGCGAGCATCCGGCATCGGCCACGAGCTGGGGGAGCGCGTCGCCGTCGGCGGAAAGGTTCTTCGAGGGGAAGTAGACGCGGAGCTTGTCTGCGGTTGGCGTAGGCATGATTCAGTCCTCCAAACGGAAATCGTAGGTTCCGGGAACGACGCCCTCGGTCACCGAGACGCGCTCGGGGACGGGCGGCAGGTCCATGACGAAGTAGGTCCAACTCTGGCGCGTGGACTCGTTCCCGTACTCGTCCACGGCCTCGACGCGCAGGAAGTGCCAGACCCCGCCCTTGCCGTCGAGCAGGACGGGGCAGATGACCTCGCACCGCTCCAGCCCTTGCAAGGCCGGCTTGTCGTAGATGAGCGTCTCGGCGACGTCCCCGCGCTTGCGGTGGTAGATGCGGTAGCGCGTCGCCTCCTCGACCGGGTTCCAGGAGAGCGTCGGCCGCGTGTTCGGCTCGGCCTGGATGGGGTCGGGCCGGACCGCGTCGTCCGGGAAGTCGTGAATCTCTATCCGCGCCACGTTGCCGAGCGCGAAGGCGATCTTCACCATCTTCTCGGCCAGGCCCGTGACGACCGGGCCTGCGGCGTGCTTGCCATTCACAAAGACCCATGACGACCCGTCCGGCCAGGGCGATGTCCACGCGAGGTTGCAGCTTGTGTCGTCACGGGGCGTGATGCGGAAGTTTTCAACGAGCATCGCGCACCTCCTGGACGAGTCTTCCGAACGCTTCCCAATCCGGGATGATGCCATCGGTCTGGTAGGTCTTCCGCGCCGTACGGATGGCTGCATGCAGCGTCGGCCACTCCTGCGACTCGTCTTCCGCCTCGTGGAAATGCCCGATGGCGCGGAGGCGATGGGCGTAACCGTCCGCTGTCTCCGCCAGGAGCACGTAGGCCGCGCCGAGATGCTTCTCGACGCACTCCAGGCACGATGGCCGCGTGGGCGCGGTCGGCTGGACCGCCGCCCTCTTCGTCTTGCAGCCGCACTTCTTTGCAACGGGCGCGGAGTCCGTCGCCGCGACCGGCTCCGGCAGGCGGTGCACCGCCGCGTTGGCGGGCCGGACGTGGACGGATTCCGCTTCCTTGAGCCTGCGGCTCTCGAAATTCTCGCCCATCCGCTCGGCGTAGATAACCATGCGGCCGTGGACCGTGCATTTGTAGGCCGGGACGCCGTCGCACTCGATGAAATGCTGTCGGCCGGTGGCGAGGTCGTACTCCAGCGTGAAGAACTCCTCGCCCTCCGTCCACTGGCCGGTGATAAGAATCCGCTCGGGTAGGTCGGCCCGGTAGGCCACGCGGTAAAGCGTCGCGCCGGGAAGCTCGATGACGGCGTCCCCGGCGGGCTCGCGCACGTGGACGAGGTCCTCCGGGTCGCCGTAGACGAGCCGGTCCCGGTAGACGAACCCCGTCCGGGCCGCGAGCATTGCCACCGGCGCGGAGAGCCGGTCGAGCGCCGGGCCGTCCATGCGGAAGAGGTGGAAGAGCGGGTTCTCCGGTTTGCCCCCGGCGATGAAGGAGACGTGCCAGCCGCTCTCGTCGTACCAAGCGGTTGGCGAGCATTCGCAGACCTCGTCGTCCATGCCGGTCTCGAGGCGCATGACCGGGCCGTCACCCGCGACATAGTGCGCTTTCCAAACGCGCTTCTCGTCGGCCCGGCAGAATAAGATCACGCGCCTGCCATCCGCTCCCTCCGTCAGGAACGGCATGTGCGTCATGAGGCCGTCTTCGTGAATTCGGTTCAGCATGAGTACCTCGGCGTTCTATTGGCGCAGGAGCCCGGCCAGACGATGTAATTGGGGTTTTCGGGGTCCAGACAGCCGATTTGGAGCTGCATGTAGCCGTTGTAGGAGTAGCGGGAGCGGAACTCGTTCGGGAGACCGACAAGCCTGCCCGATCCGTTCACGCAGCCCGCGCCGTAATGGGGATAGGAACTTGGATAGCAGACGCCCATCTCAATCAGCCTCCAGTACGAATGAGGCGGTGCCATGTGCTCGCCCTGGTAGGGCGTGAGGTCCCAGACCGGGTTCGAGGAATTGGTCGTGAACGACCCCAGCACCATCGGCTCGCACCCGCAGCAGGAGGGGCATTCACCCTCGGCGGTGAAGACGCCCACCTTGCCGCTCGTGTGGACGCCGCGCTTGCCGCCCTCCAGGACCACCGCTTTCCCGGTCTCGCCCATATCGCCTCACGGGCTTCCGCCCGAGTCCTCCTCGCAGGATTCCTGGTCCACCATCTCGTTGATCCAGCCGAGCACGAGGTCGCCGTCGCCGTTGTAGTGGGCGTAGCCGAAGGTCGCCGGGATCATCCAGCCCACCGAGGGGCGCTTCCATTTGTGCGGGTCGGCGGTCGGGTCCACGCCATCCTCTAGCGTCTCGCCGGTGAAGGCGTCTTTCACGGTGTAGGTCCAGGTGGCGGGGTTCTTGTCGTCGCCCTGCTCGCCGCCGTACTGTTCCAGCTCGACCGGGAAGAGGATGGGCAGGTTTCCCAACCGGACTACAGCCCACTGGACGCCGGTGCCGCCCTCGCGCCAGAGGATGACCGCCGAGCCGTAGGTCGCGGCCTTGAGGTTTCCCGTGACGCCGTCGTCCATTTCGGCGAAACGCGGCTCGTTCTCCTCGTCCGGCACGTTGAGCTTCACCTGGCAGAGGCCCGCCACCACGGCGCGGCCGAGCTTGCCGGAGGCGACCGGCTCGACATAGATGGCGAACTTGCTCTTGTGCGTGTCCTCGTCGGGCTTCACGCCCTTCATGACCACCCGGTGCCGGAACTCCCGTTCGTTGTCGTCGGGGCCGATGACCAGTCCGTCCAGACCCACCACGGCAAACTGTTCGAGGTCGCTTCCCGCGTCGTTCCGCACGTAGATGATGCCGGTCTTGGTGTCGTGCTGCTTGTACTCGCCCTCCATGCCGACGGTGCGGTTCCGGTAGTCCACCGCCGCGTCGATGAAGGCGTTGTAGGCCGCCGCCGGGATGCGGAGCGGCTGGCCGCGCGCCACCTTTTTGAGATCGTCTCCAGCCATGGCTATCCTCCGATCCCCAGCGCGCCGAAGTTGCCGTCGGGGTAGACCTTCTCGACGTAGGCCGCCACGGGCTTCTTGATGACCTGCTTCTTGTCGTTGTCCACCTCGGGCGCGTACTGCACCCAGAGGTACTCCCAGCCTTTCTTGGAGATGGGGCCGATGTCGCCCACGCGGATGTCGTTCCGATTGGGCTGGGCCGCGAACTTGAACGTGATCTCCCAGTCGTCGTCGTAGCCCGTGCCGCGCCGGGAACCCGACGCGCCCAGGAAAAGCACTTCCCCGGCAGCGAAGCCACGGAAGGAGCCTGAGTTCACCGTGCCGGTCACACGGAAGAGACCGACCCGGTAACCGGCCGTGACCACGGACGCCGGAAGGTAGTGCGTCTCGGAGAAGTTGTAGACCGGGACGGTGACGTCCACGCCCTCGACGTTCTCGCCGTCGAAGCCGATGGCCCCGCCGAGCTTATCCGTTGCCGCCGGGCCGTACCTGCCCAGCGTCTGGATGGACTGGGTGATGTGCTGGGTGCCGCCGCCGGTGTCGAAGGAGAAGACCGGCTCCGGCTCTTCCTGCTGCTCGAACTCCTGCGCCTCGTAACGGACCACGATCTTCCAGGTGTCGGCGTTGATGCGCTCGGAAATCTCGACGGACTTCCGGGGCATCCCGGCGTAGAGCGTGGGCGTGGCCGCGAGCGCGGCGGACTTGACCGCCGCCTCGTCGGCCGCCTGGCGGACGATGTAGGGGATCTCCGCCGAGGGCTTGCTCGATACGACCTCGGTGCGTCCCTGGAAGAGTTCTTCGACAACTGCAGGCATTGCATTCCTCTATGCGAAAAGGAGCCGCCCCTGGGCGGCCTCCGTGGTTTCCAATGGAGCGGGGTGACGGAACCGCCCCGTCCCCTCGAGCCTGGGCGGCTCGCGGCTCTCTCTTGAGCCCTCCCCCGCATCGACCCACCAGCGGCAGTCCGCCGCCTTGGGATAAATCCTCGTCCAACGGACGGGCGACTCCTTGAGAAGCCGCTTCCGTTCCGCGTGGCCGCAGAGGAACTTCATGTACCGGAACTGGTAACCCCACCACTTGGCGAAGCCCTGGCGCGTCCATTCCTTCCGGCTCCGCGTGCCCAGGCGCGTTATCATGAGGCGCGGATGCACCGGCCCGCCGTGCTCGTCCACGTAGAGGTCGGTCTTGATGTAGCCGCCGTAGAGCCACGAGGACGCCTGGTAGACGTAACCGGGCTTGCCCCGCAGCCCGTCGGCCCATGAAAAAAGCAGCTTCACGTCCGGGCAGTTCGCCCGAATCCATTCCGCGCAGAGCGAGATGAAATGCGACTCGGAGTTGCGGGGCTCGTCGTCCCGGAGGCAGAGGCGGTTGAGTTCCAGGTAGTCGCCCACACCCAGGCTCGGGAAGAGCTTCTGGATGGTGTGCCTCGGCCGGACGCCGTAGCCCCACATGGCGACCGCAGCGATTTCCCCCTTGTCGTCCCGCAGGGCGAGGTTCACGAGGCAGTGCGGCGGGAAAATCTTCGAGTAGTGCCAGCGGCGGACAAACTCCTTCGCCTCCTGGAGCGCGATGCGTTCCGGCCTGCCCGCCGTAGCCTCGGCGAAGGCGGGGCTTTCCGCCGTCTCCCTGAACATGTTTTTCGTCTCGGTCATGCGTTTCCCTACTCGAACGCCAGGGCGAGGCCCTGTTCCATCTTCTGGGCGATCTTCTTGGTGTTCTTGGCGGTCTCCTCCGAGGCGCGCGCCGTGCGCTCCTCGGCCGCCGTGGGCCCCACGCCCATCCGGTCGGCCGCCTCTGCCGTGAACGTGCCCACCACGTCGACTTTCAGCGCCCGCTCCAGCTCCGGTATGGCCGCCCCGAACTTCTCCTTGAACTCCCCCAGGTCCGGCGGAGGGACTTCCGGCGGCGGTTCGGGCTTGGGCTGCTCGCGGCCCTCCATCGCGATGCGCTTCTCCTTGGCCTCCTGAATGGCGGCGCGCCATTCCTCCTTGGCCTTGCCGAGTTCGTCCTCGGATTCCTTCATCTCCTTGGCGTACTGGTCGCGTCGGGCGCGGTCCTCCTCGTCGGCCATCTCGGCGATGGCGATGATGACCTGCTTGCGTTCCTTCTCGATGTCAGCGAGTTCCTTCTCGCCCTCGACGCGCTTGTCGATGACGCCCCGGGAAACTTCCAGATTCTTGCGCTGGGTCTCCTCGTCGATGCGCTTGTTCACGGCCTCGACGTCGATGGAGGAGTCGAAGACGCCGATGACCTTGGTCCACTGCTTGGCCAGCCACCCGGTGAGCGAGTTCCAGGTCTTGAGGAAGAAGGCGGCGAAGCTCCTCAAGACGTCCGCCCAGAAGTTGACCGTGTTGGCCCATATCTTTCGGAGGCCGTACCACGCCTCGGCCACGAGCACGACCGCGCCGTAGAAGAGGTCGTTCGTGGTCTGGAAGAACCAGTCCTTGAATCCGAGCCACCAGCCCTTGAGCTTGTTTATCCCAGCGCGCCAGACCACCTGGAGCGAGAGCCAGAGCACACGCGCCGCGAGGGCCACGTCGCCCGCTGCCAGCGCGTCCTTGATGCCCTGGAAGGACTCGATGGCGAAACTCTTCAAGTCCCCGAACCGTTCGCCGAGCCAGGCGAGGGCCTCGCCGCCCGCGCCCGTGGCCCAGAGGATGTAGCCGCCGATACCGGCGATGGCCGCGATGACCAGGCCGATTGGCGACAGAATGAACGATAGCGCCGCCGAGACGACCGAGGCGAAGACGCCGAAGGCGGTTCCTAATGCAGAGAGAATGCTCCCCAGGGCCACAAACGCCGCGCCCGCGCCGAGGACGATTGCGCCGATCTTGAGTATCGAGATCACAAGACCTTTGTTCTCGGCGAGCCAATCTCGGAAGGAGCCGACGAGGGAGACAATCTTGTCGGCGATTTCGGTGAGGAGCGGGGCAAGCGCCGCGCCGACCGTGACCACGATGCTTCGCAGGGACGCCCACATCCGGTCGAGCGCGTCGTTGAACGTCGCCGCCGCGCGGGCGTCCCCGGTGGACATGACCACACCCAGGCGCTTGGCCTCCGCCCGCGCCGCAGCCAGACCCTCCATCATGGGAAGGAGCGTCGTACCGGAGCGGCCGAAAACCTCCATCGCGGCCGCCGCCCGCTGGGCCGGGTCGCGTATCTCGTTCAGACGCTTGCCGATGACCATGAACTGCTGGTCGGGCGTGAGGGCCTGAAGTTGTTCGACGGAAAAGCCGACCGCAGCCAGCGCTTCCGCTGCCGACTTGGAGCCCGCTGTCGCGCCCGCGATGGCCCGTTGCATGTGCTTTACGCCGGTCTCCACGTCCTCCAGGCTCGCGCCGGACATCTCCGCTGCGTAGCCCAGTTCCGAGAGCGACTCCACGCTCATCCCCGTGCGCGCCGACATCTTGTCGAGCTGGTCGCCCATGGCGGCGAAGCTCTTGGCCGAGGCGAGAAGCGGCGTGACGATGCCTGCCCCGACCGCCATCATGCGCGTGCCGATGTTGCGCAAGCCTGCGCCGAAGGACTGGAGTTTGCGCGAGGCGGCCTGCAGGCCCTTGATGAGCCGCGAGTCGTTCACCGATAGCTCGATGAACGCTGCGCCCGCGCGGATGCCCGACGCCGAAGGCATGGGTCACTTCCTCCCGCCGTCGGTTTCGGGTTTCCTTGACTCGGGCGCAGTCCGGGGATCGGGACCGGGGTCTGGCAGGCAGTACCAGCCTTCCGGCAGGTCAACCACGCCCGGAATCTCCTTCCCGTCCTTGTCCGCCACCCAGACTTTCGCGTGCCGCACCGTCTCCCGCAGGCGCACCGGCTCCCCCGGCGGCACGAGCACTACGCGAGTCGCGCACCCGCTCAAGCAGACGATCACGAAGACTTCCACGGCGAGCGCCGTCTTCCACCGTGTCAGCAAACCCTTCACGTATCGCATGGGACAGAATCTCCACCAGCACCGGCGCGCACTCGGCCAGGACCGACCCGAGGAAACGCCCCAGTGCCGCAGCAAGGGAACTCATCTTGCGCCCACGTCCTCGCTGGACTTGTCGTTGTCGCGGGCGAACACGAGCCCGATGGCAGCCGCCAGCGACGCGCCGAACGCTCCCCAGTTCGCGGCCGTCGCCGGGTCGTTGTCGAGAAGCGGGATCGCCACCAGGGTGATCCCCGCCGCAACCGCCGCCAGGATGCCGCATGCCGTCGTCTTCCAGCTCTTCATGGCTCTCTCCTTTCGCTCTTGTCCCTGCCTGCCGCGTCCGTCGCGGCGCAGGCAGGCACGAACACCGTCTTCAGAATGCTCAAGTCCTTCGTCTTCCCGACCGTCCGCTTCTCCATCGCGTAGGGGTTGAAGTCGGCGGGCTTGAAGGCCCGCGTCTTTTTCGGGTCCCGGTTGATGTTCGCCGTGAGCGCAAGCATCGCCGACGTCCGTCCCCAGTCCGCCCGGCCCTTCGCCTCCGCCATCCAGAGAAGCTCGCGGAGCGTGAAAAGCCACGGGGCTACCCCGACGACCCCGGCGAGCTGCCAGACGAGCTTCCAGCAGTCGTCGCCGAACCGGCGGCCAAGAGCGCTGCTTCGAGCTTCTCGTCCAGCTCCGGGCTCTCCAGGCGCTTCTCGGCCACCTCGAGCGCCTTCGCCTCCCAGCTTTTCAGTTTCCCGAGCGCCTTCTGGAGAAGCCGCCGCTTCCCCTGCGGGAAAAAATCCACGAGTTCCTCCAGGAGCGCCGTCGTCGCGTGCTCCACCGCATCGCCCGCCATGGCCCGGCCGAAGTCCTCGTCCGAGATTCCCTTGGCGTCCGCCTCGGGCTTCACGAGCGCATAGAGCACGTCGCAGAGCAGCACCGGGTCGGCCGCGAGACGCTCGATGAGCCTGCCGTCCAGGACTTCGAGCAGGTTCACGTCGAGGAGCGACCGGACGCGCTTCACGGCCGAAACGTCCACCGTCACCGTCCAGGTCCGTCCCGCGTTGTCCTTGAACGTCTTCATCTTCTGCACCTCCGTTACGTGACCGTGACCCATTGCGGGACCGTGGTGGAATAGGTGGGCTTCGCCGTCACCGAGACGGTGAGCGCCTCCTCCAGTGCCTCCTTGCGGGAGAAGTTTGTGATGGAGAAGTCGGCCTGCAGCCCTTGCGAGCCGGTGGCGGTGATGTCGCCGTCCATGACCGCGAAGCCGATCTTCGCGTTGGCGAAGTAGGCGTTCTTGATGGCCGTGAACCCGGCGTCGCCGGTGTCCCAGACCATCTCGAACTCGATGCTGCCTTCCTTCAAGGTCGCCACCGTCGCCCGCCAGCCCGCGTTGCCGCGCGTAGTGACGTCGGCCTCTCCGGTCTCCAAGTTGAGCGTGACGTCCTTGACGTTGACGAGTTCCTGCCAGGAGCCGGAGCCGCCCACGCCGCCGACCTTGTAGTAGAGCTTCGCATCCATCCCCAATCGTATGGCCATGTCATTGCCTCCTTAGCTTTTCACCGACCCGGCCCACATCTTTGGGAGCCGGTCTTTGGTCTTTTGAAGCGCCGGGCCCATGAAGGGCCGCTTCGGGTAGCGTTCGCCCCGGAACCGCCCGCCGAACTCGTGCGCCGTGCCCGCCGTGCCCACAATCGAAACGTCCGGCCCGACGACCACGCTCTGCTTGCTCTTTTCGACCGCGTAGAGGATGGCCCGGCGGAGCTGGCCCTTGCGCGTGTGCGGGGGCGTCC